CGGGTGTTTCACTAAGCGGACAAGCTGCAAAACAAGCAAAACGATTGGGCGATGTAACCACTAGACAGTTTACGGATCAGTCAAAGAACAGTGCAGTACTGGCTCAAGATGAACGTAACACTAGGGTGCTGGGTGATTCTTTAAATGCCTATAACGATTTAGGTCAGACAGGATCAGCTGCATTACGTAGAGCAGCATCGACTGAGGCTACGCGAATATCGGGCAATAAAAGCCGCAAGGCTTCTGCCGACGCTTCTAATATGGGCACTGCTGCTAGTTTAGCGTCCATGATGATTATGATGTAACTGAGAGAACAAGAATATGGCTGCTTTAGACAATGTTTGGTCAATGTACATGGGTCTCAAAGACCGTCGCCGTCAGAGAGAACGTGATCTTGTTGCGGACGATCAATACGCTGATGCACAAGCACAACAAGTTTTAACTAACGATTATCGAGATCAGACGTTAGCTAATTCACAGGCTTCTACGGCACTTAGTCAAGAGAAGTTTCTCAATACAAAAGATCAACAAGTAAAAGCGCAAACACAACAAGACTTATTGAATGAGCGTAATAAGGTTATTGATGCACGTAATAAGACTATTTCTGATACTGAGTTAAAAGGTCGGAACCAGGGCGCAATGAATTCGGTCATGAATGCTTACTCACAAGCCGACTTTAATGGCGATAAGTTTCTCAGCGACCCTTCAAACATTGATTCTTTAAACGCAATTATAAGTAACAGCCCTTCTTTAATGGCTCAAATTAAAGGGCCCAATGAAAAGTACGAAGTAGCGGGAATTAAGAGAATACCGACTACTACTAATGAGGATGGATCTAAGAACTATCGTTACGCGTTGATGATTGATACCGGTGAGGTTGACCAAGAACGTAATCCTATACTCAAGCCGCTAAGCTCGACTCGGGGTACAGATGATCCTGTTGAGGCATTCAGTGCTGATCAAACGATTAAGTACATCGAACAAGCCATAATGAAAGAAACTGGCAGTTCAGCCACTCAAGACCAGAACAGTATGATGACTTTGGCTCAGACTAATGCTGATCTTGAAATATTAGGCCAACCACAACCACAACCTGCAGCAGCGCAGGATACTGTAGTTGCAGGTCAAACTAAAGCGCCTGCATCACTAGCTAACCCTAATCCAGCCGCAGACGATGGTATACGTGGAGGAACTCCAACAGCTAATCCAGCAGAAACTCCTCCAACTGATCAAGAACGTATTGCTCAGTTTATTTCTGAGGCCGAAACTCAGCATGGAACTCTAAGAACAAAAGATGGGTTTGGAGGGATGGGGGCTAATAAACGTCTGGAAATGACTGATCAGATCGAAGACATTTTACTTGATAATGTTATGAGCGCAACAGGGTTAAATATTGCGGAAGCATCAAAACTAATTAGTGAGACTCGAGGTGGTAGCTTTGATGGGTATACGGGACTTAATAAAACTCAAGCAACAGGTCGTGCTGTAGGGCAGGTTGCTGATGCAGCAGTTGGTCTAGGTGGGGCTATAGCGGACGGTGCTGCAGATATCACTGATGCAGTAGGTAATAAACTTTCAGAATTTGGCTCAGCGTTTAGTTCCAGCGCAGAGACTACACCATTAGCTGATAATTCAGTAACAACTACCGCAGGTAATACTGCTAGTACCTCAACTGCACTAACAACTAGCGCTAAAAAGGGTACAACCGTCGCTGATAACGCTATTGAGACTAATACAGGATCAACTCAAGCCGTGGTGAACAAGGCTTCAGTACTGCCTGATCTTGGAATAGGCGAAGCATTAAATCTTGTGACTAATAAGTCGTCTACTGTAGATACTTCGAGCACGGCCCAGCGTAAACGAGCGCAAGCAATGCTCTCCTTAGTTAAGCAGAAAATGATCCCAACACCTACGGCTAAAGATGCTGCGAACTGGGTTAAGAATGCAAAGATGGGGGCGAACTCGACCAAAACATTTACGCACGGCGATTACGATTATATTCAAGAGCTGGACGGATTAGGTAACGTTATTGAAGGACAGTCAACATTGTCTCAAGAAGCTAAGGATAGGGTACAAAGATTATTATTGGCTGGCGATAAGGATGGGGCAGCGCGATTGAAGAAAACCATTGAATCTGTTGGCACTAACTGGACGCAAGCCGCAGAGATAGGCATGGCGGCAGTTGGGGGCAATGTTAAAAAAGACGGCACGTTTGGATCTACATTCGGCACTGTGCCGCGTGCAGGATTTGAAAATTACTTTATCGGTATGATGCGCTCTAACGCGAACCAAGTGCAATCGGTATTACCCGACGGGATGGATATTAACAATCTGACGGGTAGTAATGGCGAATTATCTGTTTTAGCGGCGTTAAGTAAAGCTACTGCATCTGCATTGCAAAAGAATACATGGACTTCTGACGATTTTACTTCAATGTCTGGGGGTAATTGGATGAAGATACTTTCAGAGTATCCGCCAGCAGCGGCGTCAGGGCTTTATGTTTATGGAAATCGGATTCATAGCGTTGAGGATTCATTGCCTGGCTTTATGTCAATGAATCCTGGCATGACTGCGCCAGCTGCAAGAGCTGCACTTAAAAAAGTAATGTCTGACAACGCTATTGCTGCAAAGAAAGCGTTTGAAGAGGCTAGACAATCATGATTAGTGCTAAGGATTATTTAGCCCAACAGCAGCAGGAAAGCAGTCAGGAGTACGCAGATAACGCATCGAAAGCTGAAGCATATCTAGCAACGCAGAAGGGGGAAGCCTTTAGTGAGTCGAGTGCTTTAGGTGATGTGTACGATGGCGATACTGTGTATGACAGTGAGGGTGGTCAGCGTATTTTAGGAGGTAACACTTCTGAGATGAAGAGTGAGGATGGATCATCTCAACCATTGTCGATTGAAGCACAAGAGCGCATGAAGGAGTTATTAAACTCAGGCGAATACACTAAGAAAGCGAGTGGAGAGAAGGGTTACTATGGTCGTGACTTAACTAGCTATGTGAATGCAGACGGCGAGACAGCAATGACTAAGTTGATTCGCGAAGGCTATGCAGCGCCTACCAGTTATGGCGGAAACGATGCATCTATAACCGCAGAAGGGGCATCAATTAATGCGCAGTTTGACGCATTAAATACGTTTGATAGAACAGGCACTACGCCTGCTTTAGAGGCAATGCGGGATTACAATATCCAAGCACCTGTAATAGAGTCTACTTGGATAGATAAAAGAGGTTTTGCAGAGCGCGCATTTGATCGTGGCACAGACATGATGCAGATGAATTACCATCAATTCGGTGAGTTGTTGGGAGAGATGACAGGTTTCGATGCAATGAAGGAGTGGGGTGAAGAGGGGGTCATGCGTAATATGTATGAAGCTGCCCTGAGTCCTGCCGATGTTGAAACAACCGACGACATAGAATCGCTCACTGACTTAGGTAAATACGTTGTTGAGAAAACGTTGGAGAATGCACCTAATCTTTTAGCTGACATTGGCGTTGCAGCTGGGGCGATAGTTGCTACTGTGGCTACAGGCGGTGCGGCATCTGCAGTGTTGGCTCCAGCTATGCTGGCGAGTATAGGTAAGTCATTTGTTGGAAAAGTAGGTTGGAAAGCCGCAGGTAAGTTTGGTTTTACTGGATCTATGTATGCGCAGATGACGGGTGAATCTCGTAACACTCAATTAGCGGCAGGGGTGGATAATCCATTACTATCTCTAGGTGCGGGTGCAGTCAACACGGCACTTGAATATAGGGGACTGCAAAGCATATTGAAAGGCTTTATGCCCAAGGGTCAGATAACTGACGCAGCAGGATTGGCTAAACATATTGCTAAACGAGCCTCGATTAGTACAGGTATTGAAGGCGGAACCGAATGGCTGCAGGGGTTAACGAACGAATTAGCGATTAAGATGGCAAAGCCTGAGCATCAAGTTGATTGGGAAATGCTTACTGAATCATTTTTTGCAGGTATGGCTGCAGGCGGCGGTATGTCGACTGTATCTAGCACAGTGGGCGGCGGTACAAATTATTTAAGAAATAAGAGTCGCGTTGAAAACATAGACACTAATACTGTTCCTGAAACTAGCGAAGCTGTGCAAGCCCAAGTTAATGAAGTGGATTCGACAGACACTACACGCGATACAGCCATATTCCCCGATAAGGAATCAATTAAAGATACAAATATCCCTGAAGAATTAATTGTCAGCGAGGCCGAAGACGGGTCTGTGATTGTTACATCTAACCAAGAGAAAGCGGATCTGCACAAAGAACAAGGCATGGGTGCGGCTAAAGAGTTACGGGGCTATCAGCAATCTAAACAAGAGATGCTGGCGTCAGGCGAAGAAAGAAGTGTAGTCACTCGTCGCGATGAAGCGGGTAATGAACTGAGCTCTGAAGTGGTAGGGGCATCTAACACGGAAGCAGCAATGGCTAACGCTAGAGCTGAAGCTAAGCCAACAGACACAGTAGAGATTACTAAAGAAGATCAAAGCAAAGTACTTGAAGAACGCAATAAGCAATTAGATGAGGTGGATGCACAAAATCAATCGGCAGCTGATGTTGAACTTAATCGTCAAGAATCTGCGTCATTGGAGTTACCAAAGAGTCCTGAACAAGAAGCACCGAAAGTTGTTAATCGCCAAGACTTAACACCTGTTCCTGAAGCTGAGCAAGGTACTGCTTCTCTAACAAACGATAAGGGTGAACTTCGTCGGACAGTAGATCTGATTAAGGATTTAGTGACAGGTAAACTTTCTTACGAAGCAGTGACCGCTGAGTTGAAGCGATTAGGTGTTAATACTGCCGCAGACATTAGCAGTACAGAAGTGGCTATGGATCGCGAAGCGACTATAGCGAGTCTGCTTGATGCTGGCGTAACATCTCCGTTATTGATGCGCGCAAAGGATGATAAGAGAGCGAAGTTTAATCCATACCGCAACGCTAAGGATATTTTAGCAGACGCTTCTGTTACTGACGTTGCGCTGCAAGAGTTAGCGAAGGCTAATGGCGTAGCTCCTACTGTTCAGGACAATTTCAATGAAGTTAAAATGATCGCTAAGATTGTACAGCGGTTAACAAAAAACAAAGGACAAATACCTGATGATGTAAGTCAGGTTGCGTTTTTATTTAATAATACTGTACAAAAATTAACAAGAGGTACGCAGTCAAGATTACTTTACACGATGGGGCTTAACCCAAAAAAGAACGTACGCGATGTTTTAATGGATCACCTGAGTAAGTTTGATACAGAAGATCAGGCAGACACTAATGCGCGTAAGTTAGAATTAGCACGTATTGGCAGTGTACTTGGTGTGAAAGTTTCAGCTAAAGAACGTATGCCTGGTTCTTTAAGTAACAGTAAAAAGAATGTTGCACTGGCTCGTATTCAGCAATTAGTTGATGTGTATGACGGCCCACAGGAAAATAAGAGTAGGAAAGAAACTGCTGACGAAGGGCAGGCAATGTCGGGGCCAGCGACGCAATTTAAGCGAGCTCAGCAACGTGCTGAAGAAAAGAAAGCAGGCGAGGCAGCAGATAAGAAAGTGATTGCTGAGAAAGCAGCTAGAGCTAAACAAAAGGCCGCTAACACTAAAGCTAAAAAGCTCAAGGCAAACGATAAAGTAGAGGTTACTGAGGATCTTGCTAAGCAATTAGAAGATGCTATGAAGAACACTCCCATTGATCAGGTAGAGCAAGAGGAGATTGATAATACTGACGAGTACATGACACCAGACAAACGGACTATGGTTGAAGAGTTCCGAGCAAAAGCATTCGATTTAGCAGTCGTTAGAGCTATTTGGAAAGAGTTAGGTTTACCAGAACCTGATTACATGAAGTTAGAGGGATGGACTCCTGAATCAGAAGGATTACGTTTTGAAAACATAGTAGCTCGAGTCGTAGTTGAATCTAAGGAACCTGCTTCAAAAAGTCATGTTCGTCGTTTACTTGGAACCAAGAGTGATCGAGCCGAACTGATGGAAGTTCTTGCGGAAGCACCTAATGATCAAAAGCGGATTGAGATACTACTTAAAAAGAATAGTGACGACGTAAGTGTTATTGAACGGCCTACATACAAATACGATGCTGCCTTATTAGATGGTGAACGTGAACAGGCTTTATGGGAAGTTAATGAAGGTGAGGGCGCTCGCCAAGTTAATCCTGGTGTTTCTGTTCCTGAAGATAGTCCAGAACAAGCTTCTGTAAAGTCATTTTTTAATCGTTTAGGCGGATTAGAAGTACATGACGATACGCTTGATGAAGTTCAGCTTACTGATGATTTACTTGATTACACGCCTTCGCCAATGAGTGAGAGCGTTGTTAATGGCATCAGAGTAATGTCTGCGGATGCACCAGTAGCGTCTGCTTCAACTTCAGCACCTAAGTTTAAGTTTGGACGTATTTTTAAAGGCAGAGACAATGTTATTGGGTTTAGCGACGAGAACTCAGGGCCAGCACTTCGCAACACTACGGTAGCTAAAGGCAAAAACTTATTAAAGGCTTTCGCGCAATCTGAGAACTGGAGTGGGTATTTATTCTTAGACGCTATCCGTTTAACTCAGATGGGACTTGGTAAAGAAGCTGGATCAGATAGTAGACCTAATCACACGATGGGTGATCTGGTTCGTGGTTTTTATACAGCACTTGATCGCATGAGTGTGGGGCCAGAAGTTGACGGGGTGGATGTACGCAGGCTGTACAAAGCGAATAACGTGACTGATGATCTTGTAATCCATATAGATACTGAGGGCAAGGCGGTCACGTTAGGTGAGGCTAAAAGAGCAGATCATAAGTTGAACCCAGATAATCCTAGTTGGATGCGGGGGATTGATCGTGAAGCTATACAAGATGAAGTTGATCTTCTTAACAAAGAGTTAGGCAAAACTTACAGGCGATTACGCGCTAAGTTAAAATTGGAACCGAAAAACTCTGAACTAAAGCATGCAGTCAGTTACATGGAACGCCAAATGGAGCGGTTTACTGACAGGGATGGTATGGATCAACCGTCTGCTAATCCAGTTGGTGACAATGTTGCTTATGATTCTGATCGTAAGGAGGCTAAGAATAAAGGATTGGAGCGAACTCAAGCAGAACGCAAAGCCATTCGGAAGTATGCCCCTAATGTAGAAGCGATTAACGATGCGATTGTGCAGGTTTGGAATCGTGCGCGTACTGCTGTGTACGACAATACGATGGGGATGGATCAAGACGCTCCGCAAGACGTAGAGAGTCCTGATAATGTGGATCGGGTTCAGGGCCGTCAAGGATTGGTTGGGGATTTTGAGGCTAGAGATAACCAAGATCCAGACTACGATGAGAAGAACCAAGAGATTGATCCTGACTCAGATAAGATTGAAGCCTATTATGGCGAAGGCACTGCTGCTGCAGAGTCGGCAAAAGAACAGAAAAAGGGATACGTTAAAGCGTCAACCGCACCGACGACAGGGCGACCTAGAAGAGAAGGGACTTTAGGTGTACCAGTAACCAGAGGGGAGTCAAAGGCAACTCCTGCTAAAGCTGCTGCATACAAACCAAATGCTAAGTCTACGTTCTTGGGTAATGGCCTAAGTAAGTTTACTAATGAGATACAACAGCTACTAGATTATGTGCAATCTTCAAAGATTGGTTTGAAGTTACCGCTGGTTGTTATTGCTGAAAGTGATTTGAACGCTAAGAGTTTGCCCGAGTTAGATGCTAAAACAATCAACAAGCTGCGTCGCAACATGGCAAATGGACATAACGGTGCATTCTTGTCGATGGGTACTTACGGCATTATTGTTTTAAGAGTCCCTGCATACAACTCGTTTTATAAGAACCGCGCTAACGTGTTTGCTATTATGAGTCATGAAATAGGGCATGCTGTATTCGAGAGTATGTCAGTTGACTACCAAGGAATTCTTGAAAAGGCGTATACCGAACAAGGGAATCAAGGTAACGGTAAGCAGATGCGTGAATGGGTTGCTGATCAAGTAGCGCATTACATTGCAGCTCGCGGTATGACCGCGATGAAAGGTAATGCCAATGAGTTTACTAAAGCGATTGCTAGGATTGCAGATGCACTTGTAGGACTATGGCGAACTGCGACTAGAGCGTTAATGGAAAACGGAGTCTACATTGATTTTAGCTATTATTTTGATTCAGTAATATCAGAACGTGATGCTGCATTCCGTCTAAATGTTCCTAATACTAATTTATATAATCTCACTAACAAAGAAGCTGTTCAGCAACTAAGGTCAACGGGCGCTAGAGCTAAGCAAGCAATGAAAGGCGGCTGGCGTCCAATTACTAAGGTTTTGCGTTCTGTTTATTCACGGCTATCTGATTACAGTAAAGACCTATCTGCTGAGTTATACCAGAAGTCACAGACTAAAGGTGTACAGGCATATGAGCAGTTACAGCGGTTTTTGAATAACGAAATGTTGGGTGAATTCTCTAAGCTAGAGCGAAGAATAGGTGACAAGGACTTGAAGCAAGCCTTTGTGGATTTGAGAGCAGGGAATCTGAACGCTAATGCTAGAGCTTTACGGAAGGTGATTGACAGTACGAACAAACTTTTAAAAGATTATGTACCTACGATGCACTTCAGGAAAAACTTTATGCCTGAAGCTTTTGATCATGAGGCTATTGAAAAGAATCGTGTTGTGTTTGAGAAGATGCTGGTTGATGCCGGTATTGTTAGTAGCGCAGACGTAACAACAATGGTTCAGGACTTACTGTACTCACAAGGAGTTACAGATTTTAGTCTTGCACCAGGCAGGGCTGTTAGTACGCATCAGTCAGTGAATCAAATCTTAACTGTGATTAGTTCGCAGAAGTTAATGGATGCAGGGTTCTTGTTAGATAACCCGCACGCTATTATGAGTCATTACATTGGGACAAGCGCGAAGAGAGTGGCGTGGGAGTTTAAGTTCGGTGGTTACACAGACAAGTATAAAGGGGATGCTAGGACAATTCGTTATAGTCTGCTTTCTCAAGCTGGGTACGATGTATCAAGTATGGGTGCTAAGGAAGCAGAAACATTAGCTCTCGAAGCAGGTTTAGAGAAAGATGGTTTATTCTATTCTCCTAATCACCGTATCCAACAATACATGGAACAGGTAAAAACTGACTATGGTGAATCTGGTGTTAAAGAAGTAAAAGAATTATTAGACAGCGCGTTAGGCAGGGCGGGTAACGACATTCCATCATCATTGCGCACCTCATTTGATTGGGTAACTACATGGATGAACCTCACATTATTAGGATTCTCAGGAGTGGCTTCATTACCAGAGTTGGCTGGTTCAGTGGTTCGTGCTCGAGGCCAATTAAGTGCAGCTGATTTTGTAGATGTGATTAAAGACTTAAAAGGCGCTAGGCAGTTTGCATTGGATGTGGGTTTAATACTCACTGATGGCGCTTCACAAATGGCACTTGAAACGATGGGTGCGCAATACTCTAGCCCAATGCAACATAAAATCAGTCAAGTGTTTTTTAAAATAAACGGGCAAGACTTTATTACGAAGTTATCTCGAACATTAGCTCTATCAACAGGTAAGAAGTTTCTAGTGAATGCGGCTGAACGAGTAAACGCTGGCGACAAAGCGGCAGTCGATGAATTAGCAATGATTCAAACTGATGCAGCAAAGGTTAATCAATGGGTTAAAGATGGTATGCCTAGTGATAATCACGAGATCAATAAGGCATTGACTCAGTTTGTGTACGAAGCATCTATTATGCCTTCTAAGTTTGAAGCAACTAAGTGGGGTAATAACCCTTACTGGAAATTAGCCTGGCACTTGAAGCAATTCTTTTATTCTTACGGCACAATTATTGTTGGGGGTATTGCTCGGCATACTTATCAGAACTATCAGCAAGCAGTTAAGAACGGCACGGCTCCTCCAGCTGCCGCGCTTATGGCATCGACACCACTACTTATAGCAGGCCTTGTGTTTATGCCGCTTGCTGGGTTGTCTGAAGAACTGCGTGAACTTATAAAAGGTACTAGTCGTACTGACAGAATGCGTGGAGGGGAATATGCAAAGCATCTATTATCAAAGACAGGCGGCTTAGGTCCATTTGAGATGTTAGGTTCAATGCACCAAGCATACGAATGGAACAATTCTATTGTTGCTTCAACAACACCGATTACAGGTTTTATAGAAACAATGCTTAGCTCAGATGTTAGTGGTGATAAGAAACTACAGCGTCTAATACCATTTTACTCTCAAAAAGCGTTGGGCGGACTATATGATTAAATATAGTTAGTGAAATAGTAGTTGAGCTAATATAATTGCTTGGCATGTCAATGCTGAGAATAACCCTTACTTGAGGTCAAAATGGCGTATTACGATACAATCCAATTAGTAAAAGGCGACACGCTGCCTGAGATAAATCTGACATTGCGTGATTCTAATACTGCTGCTGCGGGTCAAATCCTTGACGCTGACAATATATTAACTTGGGCTCCCATTGACCTCACGAACACTACAGTGCGCTTAAAATTTAAAGCACTGGGTTCTGCTATTTTAAAATCTACAATCACCATGACAAAGCATGCTCCGTATACGGATGGCAAAGTCTTTATGCAATGGCCTTCGGGCGCTTTGGATACGGCTGGTACGTTTACAGGGGAAGTAGAAGTTTCATACGACGGGGGCGGAATTCAGACAGTTTTTGATCAGCTGAAGTTTAAGGTGCGTGGGGATTACTAATGGCTCTACGGCTTGAAATTGTTCTCCAAGACGCACAGCTTCAAACAGATGTAGTTAAAGCTGAGTTAGCTCAACGCGTCTATAGAAACATGGTGGCTGCAGGTATTTTTACAGATTCAGCCACTAAGAACAGAGTCCTCAATGATGTAACGTCTTTTCTAGACACGGCAACTTTGGCGACATTGAAATCTCTTGACGATGGTTTTGGTGTATTGGAGCTTGCAGCTTTAAGCGTCAATAAAGCTGCTAGCGAATCAATAAGCGTTTCGGACGTATTAACCAGGCAAGTAACTTACCTTAGACAATTTACAGATGCCGTGGCGATTGATGATGCTTTTGATATTTCACAACATCATAGCCAGACAAATAACAACGTCACTTTTGTTAATGATGTTTCTGATTTTGCATTTACTCACCCAGAAGCAGAAACAATATCGTTGGTCGATGCCCATAATCTTGAATTAGAGCAAGTACAAACGGATACAGTCAGTGCGCCAGATGTCGCTACAGTCATACATTACTTAGGCGAGGGTAAAATTTTCAATCGGCCCTTATTTAATCAGTCGACCTTCGGGTAGGAGAGCATTATGTTTAACGAAACAATCGCACTAAAAGGTGCGTTAACTATTACAAAGAACGACGAGGTTATTGTAGATACGCATAACCTAGTGGTCACTGCGGGTAAAGGACTTGTGGCAGGTTGCTTGTCAGGAGTATCGACTCCAATTACGAAAATGGGTGTTGGCTCAGGATCTACTGCTGCTGCCGCTGGCGACACTGCATTAGGCACAGCAATTGATACTAACGCACTCACTGTATCAGGCGGCACGTTATCAGGGGCAGGGGTGACGTACGCATGTACTTGGGCGGCAGGCGATGGAACAGGGGCAATAACTGAAGCAGGTTTATTCAGTGCAGCCGATGTGATGTTGGCTCGAACTGTTTTCTCTGTAGTTAATAAAAGTGCATCAGACACGATTACGATTTCGTGGACTGTAACGATCTCTTAATAGGCGAATACGATGACTATTAAATACGCTAACGACGCAAAATCTACACTGGCATCTGCTCTGACGTCATCGGCTACTTCGCTATCTGTGGCTAACGCAAGTTCTTTTCCAGCAATAAGTGCAGGCGATGAAATGTATTTGACGCTTGCTGATCCGCTTAACAGTGTTAACGAGATTGTGAAGTGTACTGGAGTGTCGGGTACTACGTTCACCGTTGTCCGAGGACATGAAAGCACAACTGCTGTGTCGTGGACTGCTGGATCGCACGTACAGCTGCGAATTACTGCAGGACTAATAACAAATCTGCTCAGTGATAGAGCAACAACGACTTCAGTTAACAATCTTTCAACAGTATACGACCCCATTGGTACTTCGGTAGCCATGGCAATCGCATTAGGAGGCTAACCAATGGCGAATACATTTAAGAATGCAGGCGTGGCAATCGGTACTTCTCGTACTACGCTGTACACCGCACCAGCGGCAACTCAGTCCGTAATACATGCTTTGTACATCTCGAACATTGACGGCGTGAACGATGCTGATGTCACAGTCGAAGTTACCATAGACGGCGGCACAACTTATCGACACATTTGTAAGACGGTCCCAGTGCCATCGGACTCTACTTTAGTTCTTGATAAGCCGATTAACCTGGAAGCGGGTGACATTCTCGGACTCACAGCATCGGTTGCTGGTGACTTAGAAGTGTTCGCAAGCATTCTTGAGATCGCATAGGAGCATTAGATGAGTTACATAGGTCATGTTGATGGTTTTTCATCAGTCCAATCGGCACTAGCAAAGTACAAGTTTGTAGCCACAAACAACCAGACTACATTTACTGGCTCTGATGCTAACGGGAATACCCTAGCTTACATAGCGTCTAATATTATTGTTACCTTAAACGGCATTGTATTAGACGAGACTGACTTTACAGCGACTAACCAAACCAGCTTAGTGTTAACAACAGGTGCTGCTACAGGCAGTGAAGTAGTTATCTTAACCTTCAATGATTTTGTAATTGCTAACCACTACACCCAAGCCCAGAGTAATTCTTTATACAAGTCAATCTCAGCAGCAGAAGGTGGTCCAAGTTTAGGCACTAACTCAATCATCAGAACTAATGCCAACACCATCAGTGAGAACATCACAATACCAGCCAATACCAATGGTATGTCAGCAGGGCCGATTACGATTGCAGATGGGAACACAATAATTCTAAATGGCACCTGGAGCATCGTATGAGTACGTTAACGCTTAAAGAACTCTCCGCACCTACGGGTGAAGTAATCAAGATTGCAGCAGGTAAGACCTTAGACTTGAAGTCACAGGGTACGACTACTTTACCCACTGGCTCAGTGTTGCAAGTACAGTATATGACACATAACACAGCAGTATCCTCTACATCCGCATCGTTCTCAGATACAGGAATTACTGTAAACATTACTCCATCGTCCACTAGCAGCAAAGTAATGATACTTACGACTGTCGGTGGATGTGGCAAAGCTGCGGCAGGTAACCCGTATTTGCGTTTGCAAATAGTAACAGGCGGCGGCGCTACACATAGGTTTGAGGGTGAAGGAGGTTACAATGCTAGTGGGGGTGTCCAATCTTT